GTTTCCTGTACCTATCCAGTAAAGTTATCCTGGAAGGTTCCTCGTTTTGTAAGGGCAAGTCGGTTAATCCGACAGCCCGGGGCACTCCAGCATAAGCAGAAAACAATCCTTGTGATTGTATTGCTGCTACCCATTCTTCTGGGAAAACGCTGCGAAGTGTAACTGCCACCTTCTCGTCGAAGGTGCAAGCCATCTCATGCACACGGTCAGAGTCAACTGACCACATGAGAAGACTTGAAAGCATATTCGCCTGGAAATTGGGACACTTGTACCAATTCCTATTGAATGTGCTATACAGCTCGGTAAGGGACTGTTCATCTCTATCCAAACTTTGATAGATCTGGTTAGTCATATTGATCATAATTTCCTGGGTGGATCCCGGGAAAGACCAATTCAAACCGATGGGTGCAACACAATGTTGCACTCGTTCTACGATCCGCTTTTGGATAGCAGATAGGAGAACCACTGCGCGTCTTCCGTAATTTCGGACAATATCGAGGAAGTTATCATTTGATAGCTCCCTCCACTTGTAAGCCGGTATAACCGACTTAGGAGTTATGACTTTCCCTGCAAACTCACAGAGTTTATCAGAAGAAAGTGATTTGTCCGGAGAATAAGGGCACCCGAGGTAATCTAACGATTCAATGTACAAATTGTACAGAGAGTCGTCCAGAATTACCACGTCATCGCCTAACACAAAGAATTCCCCTTCATACCTCTTTCCAAGGAGGAACTGGAGGAGTAAACCGTGTGTTATGCCAAAGCTAGCAAAACTTGGGTAAAGACCCAAGGGCTGGCCTTGTGACCATCTAATCGGACCGATGGTTGACTGCCATTCGGAACGAGAAATCTCTGAAAAGAGATCGATGGAAGGATGAGGTCCTATTAAAGCCAACAAGGCTTTTAACTGAACTTCCAAAGGGAAGTAATCAGTTGCGTTCGAGAGGTCCACAGAGTGGACTACCCGACCGCTGGACAGGTGTGATTGGAGTCGAGTAACAGGTTTCGTGTGATCATGAGTACAATCCCAAGGGAGAGTACGCATATAAGAGTAAAGTGCAGAACCCAGAGGGCGTAAAGCCATCTGGTGAACCAGATGAGGAGATGCGATTGCTCGCAGCTTCAAACCCGGTTCCTGAAGGAAGTGAACTTCACCTCCTTGGACCACCTCATTAAAGGGGAGGTCACCACTTCGTATGGACGCTTTGAAGGTCTCAATATCGACCCCCTGCGTTACCATACCATAAAGGCTACTATATCTTTGCCATAGCTCAAAATGAGCATCGGTAGAGAAATAGACCAGGCTTCCAAGCCCGGCCCAATTCTGAGGGATACTCTTTCCCCACATAATGGGTGCCTTTTTGCTCTCTGATCCACGATGAAAGATTGCTGGGGAAGGATCCCCAACTCTAATCTTTCTATTGTTCTTGTTTAGGAAGGATGTAAAGCCTTCCATAAACCCTTTAGGATAACAAGCTGTATTGGCATTAACAGCCAGTACAAACTTGGCCTTCTGTGAATCAGATAATTTCTGATTCTTGAAAAGAGAGTACACCATAAGAGTGTGTACCACAGACTGGAAAGTCCGGTCACTTTTCTGGGCATACCTAAAGAGAGATCCGATTACGCCTGAGAACCTGCCGTGACAATCACGAGCAGCAGGTGTGAGCAGAGATAATCCGCTCCGATCTCTGTAGAGATCGACCTTAAGCGATTTTAAACGCTTAACAGTCCACTCTACGCCAGAACAATGAACCCATCGATCTATCATAGAAGCAAACTTCATATGCCAAACCGGTGGTACTCCGAAAACATGAAGTCGATGACAAATTGCTCCCTGAAGTTTGGGATCAAAGGCTTGTTTAGGGCTTTTGAATCTCATTCCTACCTCCTTATAAAGGATTTGGGATCTTCATGGTGGCGACGAGCCATCCACTTAGGTTAGATACAGTCCTCGAATCTCTTTACGTGGCCTTCTTTGTTTCTTGGGATTTGATCCACACGCAGTTCTCAGGTGATTTCGAATTGAGATCAGAAGAGATTTCTAGGCATGGGCCTACAATCCTGATTAAAAGTCGAATCTGTGGCTTACTAAGGTAAACAACAAAACAACCTTTAAAAGCCTGAATTCCTGAGGGAATAATAGAAATGTCACCAGTAGGGATAATTTCCCCATAGTGATTATGACTATTAATCATCCCATCGATAGCAGACTTTAAAGAGTCCTTAATGTTACCATTAGGTGCTCTTTCCAGCTGTGATCGTAGTTCGCCGAGAGCCAAAAGCTCACGGACAGCAGTTTCAATCTCCTTCAGTTGCATTGAAGACTCCTATAAAGGG